AATAGCGCACGCTGTCGCGCACCAGCGCGCCGTCCTGCGTCTCCCAGACGATACCCGTACGCTCGCCAGTATCCGAGTCGACGTGACGCCAGTGCAACGATTGATGGTAGCCGCAGTGTTTGCAGCGAACGTGATATTTGCGCTTGTCGCCGCGTTCATAACGCGCGTGGATCTTCGACGAGCCCTTGAGCAGCGGGGTGCTCAGATCCAGGATCTTGCGCGTCTCCGCATAACTGGTTGTCCGGTCCTGGGTCAGCTGCATGGGGTCGCCGTCCTTGCCGACCACGTCCGGCCAGCCGTCCACCTCGTCGCGCAATAGGTACTGGATCGGTATCGAGCGCATCTTGTTCGCGTTCCGTGCGCCCATCGGGATCAGGAAACCGCCTCCGAACCACTCGAGTTTCTGGTCGGTCTTGCCGGTCTTGCGCGAGCCGATCTGATCGCTGGACTGGATCAGGTGCTCGAGCCCGCTGGACTGCACCATCGGGATCACGTTGCTGTCCATTCGTAGTTTCGCCAGCTCGCTGTCCGCGGTGACCATCATCACGGCGGCGGATTTCACATGGTCTATGTAATACCCGATCGCGTTCTCGAGGATGCCGACCGTCGCGGTGACCTGGACGCCTTTCATCAGCGCGACCTCCCGGATCGGGCTGTCGATGCTCAGGCAGTCCAGGGGCTCGCGCATGTACGGCGCCACGGCGAACCGGAACGGGCCCGGGAAGCGGTTCGGCGGGGGCAGATATCGACTTTCCTCCGCCCAGTCGGACGGCCGGAGCACGCGCACCGTATCGGTCAGCTCGTCGATCTGGCGGAGCAGCCAGCTCTGGCCCAGCGATTCAATCATCGCCGTCGCCCTCCCCGGTGTCCCGGGCGGCCTGTTTCAGCGCCTTCGTCGTCTGCGCTTTGATCGTGCGCAGCTGGCCGGTGATGATATCCCGGGCGATCGCCTCGGTTTTCTCGGTGGTCGAGCCGGCCTCGACGGCGCTGCGGATCTGGCTCGCCAGGGTCTTCGGGCTGTCGTTCAGTAGGCGCTTGAACGTCGCCTCGATCAACCCGAATACATGCGCCTCGACCAGCGACCGGGAGATCAGCTCGCCGCGGCGCTCGGCGTTGCGCAGGCGCTTGTCTTCCACATCCTCGATCGTCTTCGCCGCCTGCAAAAGATCCTTGAACGCCGTGTCGGTGCCGAACCGCTCCACGATCTCGCGCAGGGTCCAGTCGGCGAAGGCGGCAATATTGGCCGGCAGCTCGGCCGGGCCGGCCTCCGGATCTGGTTGGCTGGCCGCTTTCTGTTTCTCGTTCCGGGCGCCCCAGCCCTTTTTCGCGGCGGCTTTCTTCGCCGGGGCGGGCTGCTTGGCCTGCTGCGGGGCCTGGGCGGCCGCCGGGTCGGCGCCGCGCTTTTCCAGGTAGGCGACCGCGGCCGGGTGGTTGGCGTCGATCCGTCCGTTCACCAGGGCGTCGTGGAGGCTGCCCCCTTCGCGACTGGCCTGCGTGATGGCGCTCGCGCTTACTCCGGCGTGCCGTGCGAACGCCGCGCGGCTGATGGGTCGCTGGTCGGTCATGCCCGCCATGGTACCTTAACGTTCCACGGCTCGCCATGGCATCGTCTTAAAGATGCTATAAGTACCTGATTTTCCGCGAGGGTCGCGCGTCGCGAATCAAAATCCCGAGGCCCGGGCGGGCGTACTGCAGGACCCGTAAAAGTTAAGACGATGCCCCGCCTCAGCGCCTGCCGTAGCCCAGGATCCCATGCCGTCTCAGCTGGAAGCGCAACGCCTTGCGATACAGCACATCAGCCTTGGGCTGTGTCTTTTCGAGCGCTGGCTGCAGCGTCGGCGTGCGCGGGATCCGCACCGACTGATGGCTCATGTTGTGCACCAGGCGCACGCGGGGGCGGCGCTTGCCGCCGATGACGCGAAAGATCCCTTTCACGCGGTCCGTCTCCATGTAAATAAACCGGCGCCCCGATTCGGCGGCCTGACGCACCAGCAGATAGTTCCGCTGTGCTCGGCTGGCGGCACGGACGCGGCGGTTCGACAGATCAATGCTTTTCATGCGGTTCGGGCGCCGGGGCACGCGTTTTCGAGGCCGCGCGGCCATGCCCTCGCCGGAGCTGTAGGGGGTCGGTATGGCACGGCCCTCCTGCCCCTGAGCCTGGAGCGTCGCTCCGGACTCCTGATCCTCCAGGTAACCCGCCATTGAGCCCACAACGGATTCCTGGCGCCGTATATCCAGCGTCCGGGTCTGCTCCACGCGCACCGACCGCTGTGTCCACTGGTTTCGCAGCGTGAACGCCTCGGCCATCTCACCCTGCCAGTCCTTCCGGGCGGCGAAGGCCAGCGAATTGACGGTTTGGCGGGTCGCATACGGCAAAGCCCGGGCGTTGAACAGCTTCAAGTCCCGCTCCATCTGCCGCAGTTGTTTCGTTTTCACGTCGATCATGGCTGCCACAATGCCACCAGCGGCGGCGAACCGCAAATACCCATGACTCAGCCCGTTGTGGGGGTGTAGTAAGTCGTTGATTTTCGGCCATTTTCAGCCACTACGCCCCATGACCCACTATCTACGCGACTCGCTAGACTTATTTTTACTTTTATTCTGGTGAGAGAGAAAGAGACAATATATTACTTTCTTTCTTACTTACCGTATTAAATCTCTGGGTTATTCGTGCGGAGTGAGCGGCATAGTGGGTGGTGGGGCGTTCGCGGCTTTTTCTTTACAAATCAAGCATTTAGGGCTACCCATGACGGCGGCCTGTTGTGGGGGGTTTACGCCTTACAGGCGGCATGCTATGCTCCATTTTTATATTCTAAGACTCAGCGAGGCACGATATGGCAGGTATATTTTTCCATCCCGATGGGCGGGCGACACGTCATCCGACATCACTGGCGGACGCAAAACGTCGTAAACGTAATAAATATGACGACGACCAGCTTTGCCCCAACTGTCGAGACTGCACGATTAAATACACTAAGACGCAGCAATGCATCCACTGTGCCCGCCTCAGCGCCCTTGCGTTCTACAACACCGTGGCGGCCGGGCACGACTTCCCCGCGGATTATGTGATGACCGACGAGATGCGCACGGCCGGCGAAGTGCTGCCCGACATCCCGGGCGAGCGCGTACCGGTATCGCCGCATGAAGCGCTGGCCCGCGGCTATTCGTACTGGGTGCGCCCGGACGCCTGCCCGACGGCCGGCCATATCGGCATGCGCACGATTGACGGCGACTGCTGGTCGTGCGAGCGCGAGCGCCGCAAGCCGTCACCCCGCCAGAAAGCCATCGAGGCCGGCGAGCGCTGGTACACGCCCGAGACGCCCTGCAAGCGATGCGGCACCTACGCCGAGCGTCGGGTCGACAACGGTCAGTGCGCGAGTTGTCAGCCGCCCAGGGGCGCGCAACGCGAGCAGGGCAGCCTGGCCGCCCAGGTGATGGAACAGGCCCCGCAGCTGATCATGGAGCGCTCAGACGCCATCAAGGCCGGCATGCCGGTCTATCGCACCGGCCGGCCCTGCCGCCGCGGCCATGTCGCGTTTCGCTACACCAGCACCGGCGCCTGCATCGACTGCATGCGCGAAGACCGCGGCGGGGGTGCGGCATGACGCTACGAACCGACCTTGAGGCCATAGTACGAGACGACGGTATGTTCTGGGATATCCTCGCCACGACGCCCAGCGAGATCGAGGCGTGGCAGCTGATCGAGGATGCAAAAACCGCCTTGCTACGCGAAAAGAATGCAGAAAACCCGCGATTTACCACCCTGGAAATCAATGATGCCCTGGCGCTTTTGAAGCAAAAACGCAAAGCCATGCGTGAGAGCGACTATACTAAGCGGGTTTTCGCAGGCGTAGAGGAACTGTTCGGTCGGGACGCGCTTCGTCAGTTGAAAGGGTACATGGTCGACACGGATCCGTTCATGGATCAGGCCGAAAAGAATTACCACCGAGAGCGGATCAAGCCATGACCCTGCGCATGACCAAACACGCCCGCTGGCGCGCCTACACGCGCGTGCCGGCCAATGTGGATCTCGAGGCGGAGTTCGCCCAGGCTCGCCGCCCCACCGCCAAAGAGCGCCGCCCGCTCAGCCGCGCCAACCATGCCGGCCGCCGACAACGCTACTGGATCGCCCCGTCGGGCCTGATATTCGTCGTCAACCCCGACCAGGGCAACCTGATCATCACCCTGCTGCTCTACGACGACTTGCGTTTATAGCGCTTCCGGCGCAGGCGTTCGCGGGCGGCCTGTCTTTCCTCCGCATAGGTGGGCAGCTGCATTTTCAGCTCATGGAGGCGAGCCCGCTCGGCATCGGTTAGGTAATCAAACGGGCTGGGTAGGCAGGGCAGGCCCGCCGCGGCGTCTCGATTGAGCCGTTCTACGCCGCGGGCCGCGATCCGTTTTAGTTCGTTCATGATGCGTCTTCCAGATCCTCCAGCTTCTCGCAGATCTCGGCGAATTTATCCTCGCCGACTCTACCTTCCAGGGCATCGAGCGCTTTCTCGTACACCAGGCTCGCGCTATCGCTGGTGTCGCCGGCCAAGTCCCTGAGCACTTCCCACAGCTCGCCGGAAGTCATGCCGGTAAGTTTGGTATCCAAGTCGCCCATCTCGCTGCCCCTGTTTCCGTTGATTATGTGTCCATACTAACCACTATTGACGAGCCCGTCAATAAGGCCCGCCTACCGTTCGTCGGCACGGTTTATAATTACCCGCCGATGCGGCCTCTCGCACCACTTCCGGGCCGATTCCTAAACCAATAAAAAGCCCCGACAGTCTACCCGCCGGGGCTTCGTTCTCCGCCTGCCAGTCTGCTCGGCGGTCAGCCGGGGCGCCCTCCATCGATCACTCGTAACACCGGCCCAGTCGGCACCATACCGACGCCCCGGCGGATCTGATCACGCGCCTGGCTCGGCTCGTCGGGCAGCAGCCCTGCCGACGCGACGGCCCGCAGCACGCCATCCTGATCTCGGAAATAATACTTATAACTCATCGACTTGCACCCTCTTGCCTGCCCATCGTACCGCCGTGCCGCTCGACACGACGCCCAGCCCTTCCAGGGCCCAACCGGCCACCAGCACCGGCCAGAACCCGATCCGTCGGTGTATCAGGTACCCATACCGCCTGTCCGGCTCGTGCGGCTCGACGGTGCGACCCTCGGCGTCGCCCATAAAGTCGTCCATCATGACGCGCAGCCGCTCCGCCAGCGGCCACATACGCGCCTGTACCGCCTCTTCCTCGACCAGCGTGCCGTACTCGACGATGACGCACCGCTGCGCCTCGAGCACCGCCGGGTGTACGTCCTGGGTTTCCGCCGGCGTGCGGTGCAGCGCAATCATCCGCTCCAGCTTGCACGCCGCGGCGTTGATATGCCCGATCGTCTCCGCTCTACTCGTCATCGCTCATAGCCTCCACGGCTGCCTGGATGAACTCCGCCGCCACCTGCGGCACAATCGCGTTGCCGTACCCGGCCAGCCTCATTTTCCGCGCTTCACCCGTGTTTTCGGCATAGCCCGGTGCGCTCGGATCGCAGCTCGGCACCACGCCACGGGGTAGCCCATCAACCAACGGCTTAAGCCCGGGTTCAATGCGCCTTTGCTTGCCGTCGGCGCATCCGATCCAGACGGCTCCGGCCCATGGGCTGCTGCTGCCACTTGCGGAAGCGCAACTGTCGCCTTGCTGCCGTCCGGCCGTCGCCCTGTCGTGCTGGCATCCTTCGCCATCTGGCTGCCCTTTGCATTGCCGGTCGTAGGCGTGGGCCAGCCCGCAATCGCCGCTTGCCTGGGCAACTGATCCACCCGCATCCGCAGCGACCCGTCCGGATTCTTCCCGCTGGCCGCCATGCCCGGGGTATCCTTCCAGTCCCTGACGCTGGGCGTGACCCACCCACCAGAGGCGTTGCCGGATGTGCGGGGCACCGACGCCCGCAGCGCATAGATCGGCGGCAGCGGCGTTATATCCCATTGCTTGCAGGTCAGTTTGTACTCCGGCGCACCACGCCCGGCCAGCCTTGCTTGCAACCTGCTCGCCAAAGACGACTGCAGGGCGGCACTGGTCGATGAGCCACCGCCAGGCAGGCCAAAGGTGTCGCGGGTCATCAACCCCGCCTCGATTGCCTGCTGCGGAGAAAGGCTGGCAAGGGCACGAACCGGTCCACACGGGCCGGTCGTCGGGCCATCCGGCAAGTCGCAATGCGAGCGGCCAGCCTCCGATTCCGACGAAGAAATGGCACTGGGTATAGTCTTGCAGTTCGATCGGTTGGACATCCTCGATACTCCGTTCGTCCACGTCGCCGGGCGGGATTAGCCCCTCGGCGATCAGCTGGCGCAGCCATGCCGCCGCGCCCGGATCGTTTTCGTTGTAGTAGGCGCTCATGCGGCCACCCGTTCCGCCAGCAAGGCCGACTCGGTGGCCGCCGCCTTGGCTTTGTACGCCGCGCTGGCGTCGTTCAGGTCGGCCAGGCGGCTCTGCATCTCGGCTTGGTTCACTGCTCCGCCTCCCAATCTTCGGCGCTGCAGAATATGCCGCATTCGACGGTCATGGATTTGAGCGGCTGTCCCTTCGCATCGGCTGGCAGCTCATCTAGGTAGACCCGAACGCCGTCTGTCTTCTTGTTGCCGTGTTTCGTGATGACGGTCAGGCATTCGTCAGTGCGCGTATCCCACCAAAAACCATCGCCGTCTTGCTCGCAAAAGGGCAGCTGTTTCGGGCTGACGCGGACCAATTTAGCGCCGATCCGCCGGGACTGCTCCGCGCGATCGGCGAACACTTCGGGGTGCGTCTGCCGGACCTTGTTCCAGTACGTCGGGCTGGTCGCTTTCACACAGCCTACACAGTTGGCGTTCGGGTAGCCCAGAGCGTACATGCGCGGGGGCTCGATGCCGTTCGCCAGCAGGCGGTCGTAGCAGTCTTGCTTCGTCAGACCGGCGTCGATCAACACCGGCAGTAGATCCTCGCGCTCAAACTTGACGAACTGGTCGTGGCGGCCTTGTTCTTCCACGGTGAAGCCCAGGACCATCCATCGCGTCTTATTGTACCGCTCCCACTCCTGGCGCGCGCGTTTCTTCAATTCGATCGTGCACGGAGCGCCTTGCGGGCCGGACATAAATTTTCGGTGCTCCCAAACGCTTCGAGCCGAACTGTCGGGGTACAGTGAGCGTCCCGCCTGCTCGATATCGATGTCCAGCCAGTCCGCCACGTCGCACATGAAGCGCAGGTTATCCTCATCTTCCTCGACAACCGGATTGTTGACCGCCCGGACGCGGTACCGGTCGCCATACTGGCGGATTGTCTCTTGCAGGGCGATCGCGCTGGCCGCCCCGCAGGAAAACCACACCACGATCGTGTCGGAATCGTTACTGATCACTGCTCGCCCCTTCGCTGTTGCGTTGACTATGGACCCACCTTACCGCCTATTGACCGACCCGTCAATAAGGCCGGTCTACCGTTCATCGGGCGGTCAGCGGTCGCGCAGCAGGTCGATCCCGCAGGTGAAGCGGGCAATCTCGCCATAGTCGCAGTCGTAGGTAATCGCCTTCATGTCGCGCCCGCTCAGGTAGCCGCGGCTCGACGCGTAGGCGTCCTGGGCGGCCAGGGTGCGCACCTGCTCGACCACGCCGCCGGTGTACTCGACGCGCGAGTCGTGGTGGTGGTGCCCGCGGAAAAACACGCGGTGCTTCGTCCGGCCCCACATCTCGGCGCACTCGGCCGCCATGATGCCCATCAGCTTGTTGTCGGGGGTCTTGTCGCCATGCGCCGCGCCGACCGCCACACGGCCGTGCTCGACGTAATGGCGCCACGTCGGGCTGTCGTGGATGACCAGGCGGGGGTTGTTCTCCATGAGATGCCCGAAAAAGATCGACAGCACGTGGCCCAGGATCGGGTCGTGATTGCCCGGCACGTTGATCATCTCGACCGTTTCGTGCTTTTTCAGCATCTCGTCGAGGCACGCCCGCAACGCCAGAACGCCCTCGTTCAGCATTTTCGGCATGCGGGTGTCCATGTCGAGCACGTGTCCGGACTGGGCCGTCGTGCCCTCGAAATTGTCCGCGTGGAAAAAGTCGCCCAGGTTGATCAGTACCGCGCGTTTCGACCGCGGCGACTGCTGCACCAGATAGCGCACCGCCGAGCAGAGATCCCGCCGGGCGATGTCCAGATCGAAATCCGCCCCGGTTTCCGCCGCCCAGGACTGCATGCCGAAGTGCGGGTCGCCCATGGGGTAGACCGTGATCAGCCGTTCGTCGACGCGCGTCGGCGCCTTGATGCGTGGCGCCCGGGGCAGCGGGGCCGCCAGCGCCTCGGCCATCTCGCGCATGGCGGCGAGCTGCTGTTCGCCATCCTTGGCGGTCTTGATCCATTCGAGCACCGTCTCGCCGGTGCGCTTGTCGACGAGCGTCGAGTGGCCTTTCACCTGGAAGCCCTCGGGCGCCACGTCGGTGTGGCCGTACTCCGGCGCCCACCCGCGTTTCGCGGCCAGTGCCTTGACGCGCCGATAGGTTCGGCTGACATTCGCCCGATCCATCCCGAGCGCCTTGGCCGCTTTCCGGCCGCTGCCGTGGTGTTCGACCGCCTCCACTACTTTTCGTTGTTGTTCAGTGACCGCAAAGTCGGCCAGGGTGGTCGTCGCGCTCGACATGGTCGTTACCTCTCGTCGCTTCGGAATCGCTCCAGACGCTCGACCTCTTTCTGAGCGTAAAACAGCACTTTCCGGGCGTCGCGCAGCTCGTCGCTGTGACTGGCGCGGCCCTTCCGGTAGATCGCCCGGAATATCTCGCCGTCCTGAGCGTTCATATTCCGATAGCTTATCAGATCCTGCAGCTCCCGCGCCCCGTCCGGCAACTCGTAATAACTAGCCGTCGACCCGTCGGAACGGCTGGCCTCGGTCGGCTGCTCGGGCTGGTCGGTGCCCAGATACTCGACGAGATTGTACGGCGCGCCTTTCGGGTTCGCGCCGCCGGCACGTCCTGCTTCGTTTCGCATGATACTGTCCGAACCGAGCACCATTCTATGTTCTGGCCAAGTGCCGATGATCTCCACCGCCGTCCCATCCCGCCGACGCCACCACTGCCCGACGGCCAGCTCGGGCGGCTGGTCGGGCTGTTCGGTGCCCAGATATTCGATGAGATCGAAGCGCTCCCCTGCTTCACTGTAACCAAATATAGCGTGCGGCCCCCGTCGCAGACCATCGGAGCACTCGAAAGGGAACAACGGAAAGGCTCCGTTCCGGTTCCTGATTCTTACGTCCGCCCCATCCCGCCGACGCCACCACTGCCCGACGGCTAGTTCGTTCGGTTTGCTGCTCATCTCACAATTTCCCATCGGTCGTGTTGCGTGCGGTACACCTGCCCTTTCCGCTCCAAGGCCTGGAGGGCGGAGCGCACCCGCTCGCGTTGCGGTTTGCACGTCGGATCGAGCCCGACGCGTTTCGTGATCTGGCGCAGCGTCGCCGCGCCCTGCTCGACGGCCTGGTATACGTCGGTCTGCAACATCAGTCCAGCCTCCCGGCCCGCCGTACCGCCTCGGCGCCGTCACCACAGTACGCCGGCTCGTCGGGCCGGCTGCGAGGGTACTCGACCGCATAGTCGACGAACC